GTTGATCATCGCCTCCAACAACTCTTTGTTATTAACATAATGTTCTGATTTCTTCTTGGGCATAATTCATTACTCTTAAAGTATTATAAGTTGTTTTAATTATAACACACTTTTTAAGGGCTTGACAACATAGTGAATTATAAGTAGAATACCTTTGTTAGGTTTGAAGATGAGGCTTTAGCTTTCTTTAGAGTCTTCTACTTCTAACTTGTAAATATCTTCTAGTTTTTTACGAGCATCTTCTACTGAAGATATGTATCCCATTTTCTCTGATGGTTTTACTTTACCTTCAGAATTTTGACTAGAAGGACTGTAAATATCCATATCATCTTCATCTTCTAAGTAATTTTTATATATTTCAATTAACTTATCATCATGAGTTTCTGTCATGGTTAAAATTCTATCTGGTTTTATAATAAAGATATCATCAGAAGACATTTCAATCCATGATTTAACTTTGATATGCATTCCTCGATGACTATTAACAATTTTCATCGTAATGGGATTTTGAAGCATGATGACTGGATCACCTTCATTTTCATCAACACATATTAAAGACAATATTTCTTCGCCGGATATAAGTTTTATAATTGCGTAAAATTCATCTCCCATATTAGTTCTTAAGCGGTATGTTTACTATGTCGTAATTAAAATTTTCCTCATTATAGACTTTGATTCTTTCGATTAAATGATTAAGTGTATAATTTTTCCTGGATTTGTAGGATATGTCGTCAGCAATATCATAGAGTGTTGCCTTTGTCTTGTTATTGCCTTTCCTGAGTACACGTCCAATAGACTGGAGATTCCGTATTCTAGACTTGGAAGGAGAAGCAAAAATGACATTATGGAGATTCTTAATGTTAATTCCTGTACTGAATGTTCCGTATGAAGCGACAATAATCGCGTTGTCTTCCTTTTCAGTAATCTCCCTTACTAACTCTCTATTTTCAGTATCCACTCCACCATGGACAAAAAATACGTGCCTATCATCCACCCTACCGTTATTTATCATTTCGTATAGTGGCTGTCCATGCCCTTCAACTCTTGCAAATAATATGAGCGTATTACCTTTAAGATCGAGTGCCAAATTGCGAATGAACTTATTACGTCTTTCGTGATTAATGATATACTGGACTTCTTCCTCAAAGTTTTCAAACTTATGTGCAGGGTGTTTCAATAGAAGTACATTAATATCCAACTTGGCAACATGACCTTTAGCCATGAGTTCTTCGGTACGAATAATTTTATATGACGGTCCAAAAAGACCTTCCAAAACCCACTTATGCGTTTGTGTACCATCTAATGTACCAGTAAATCCGTAACGATACTTTGCATCAGCAAGTTTTGTCATTATAGATATTAAAGACTTCGATTTAAATTGGTGTGCTTCATCTCCAACGACCACATTAAATCTTGAAAAGTAATTGCGGGGGAGTTTGTAGATGGACTGCCAGGTGGTAATAATCACCTGAGAATCGGTTTCTCTTTCCCGTCCCGCATAAATCTTGTGGCAAAATGAACCTACGTCCCAACCATAGTCTTCAAAATCTTTATACATCTGTTCTACTAGCGAAGTCGTCGGAACGACTATCAGAATATTTCGTTGCTTCTCAACGTGATATCTCACAACAGAGTATATCATCAGAGACTTTCCAGAGGCAGTTGGGGATATCAACAACCTTCTATTATGTTTTAGGGCGTCGTGTACTCCCTCTACTTGGTAATCGCGTGGGGCATACTTAGATATAGCAGTCATATAATCTTTTACACCTTCCTTTGAGATCATATCATTTGTCTCAAAAGGAAGACCATAGAATTTATTATTTACAAATTCATATGTGTATCCATGGTTATCACAAAACTGTGTAACCTTATCCAATAAACCAACATATATCTCTCCAGTCTGGGTATTGAATAGACGAATTTTTCCATCCCAGTACTTATTTCTGTACTGAGGCATAAATTTTGCACCCGGCACTTCAAAGGTAAATTGGTCTGCTAACTCGTAGTAGACATGTGGATCTGCCTTTACCTGAAGATACACTTCGTTCTTTTTTGAAATAATCAAATGAGACATAACTCATAGGAATCACCTATGAGTATTTAGTTCATATGTTCAAACTGATACTCTAAAAGAAGTTTATAAAAATTATCTCTCATCGCAATTAAATTTTGTTGTTCATCGGGGTGACCACCAGGCCATTTCTCAACTGCCTGACGTAAACCCTCATGTATTATTTTTATTCCTCTATAATTTAATTCTATTGAATAATAAACGTCTTCGTTCATTTTTCTATTTTGAAAGTATATTCTAATAGTAATCTATTTAAAAAATCCTTCATTTCTTCCAATCTTTCTTTCTTTTCTGGACATGAAACCCAATTATCTAAATGAAGGCTTACTGATTCATAAATTTGCCTAACATCTTCTACTCCCAAATCCATCGAGATATATGGGACATTTTCATCAAAGTCTTTTTCGTAAAGATAATCGTCGTCCATTAGTTAAATCCTGCTTGGAAACGGTGCCATTCAATAGCGTTTTTAATTTGGAAAGTCCTATTGGAAATATTTTTAATGACTTCTTCAAGGAATTTCAGCATTACATCATAATATCTAATTTTCATATCAATTGCATTTAGTTTTTCATCTGCCTCTATATGCCTTTGTAATGCATCTTTTTCTCTAATCTTATATGGAAAGGGTTCTTCAGCATAAACCTCTTGTGGTGCCTTTCCGGTGTAATAATTATACCTTTCAAGTCTTACTTTATTATATGACTCTCTTGCTTTTTCTCTCAAGAGAGTGATTGTATTGTAGAGTGTGTAATACTTGGAATGTAATTGTGGAATTTTTAATGATTCATCATGTAAGTTATCAGGATCGATTTGGGAATCTTTTGCCCACATCTCCTGAATTTTGTCAAGGTCCATCATAAGCGAGTTCTTCCATTAGGTCCTAGGATATCGTACATAGTATACTTGAAAGTGACCTCTGCTGTAAAGTACTGTATGTCAGTTTCTGTTGCTTCAAATTCCAAAGATGTCAAATATGTTGGAAATAAATCTTTAAATTTGACAATCGCAGAAGTTCTAAAATTACTATTCAAAATATGAAGACTTCCATCACTAAATTGTTTTGAATAATCTTCAATCCCATCACCTTCTTTTAGTAAGTCGTCAAATTCTTTCAGAGAATCTGGACTTCCAAGACCTCTCAACCAATTGTGAATTAACATGTAATTTTCTAGATTTTCATCTACCAAAAATCTCAATGATAAATCTCCATAAGACAATTTATCTCCAGGAACATCAACATCCTTTAAGTATGATGGTTGATTGATAGTTCCTAAACTGATTTCTGGTATTCTAGAAGAGTTGGAGAAAAAATCTACTTTCGGATATTTTCCCAGAATAAATTTAAATCCAACAGGAGATAGAAAATTTCTATTCTCTATCTGCCCACTAAATGCATTTGTCATTATCAGTCAATAATAATATTAAACCACTGCTCGCTCATTCCACTAATAATCTTATCGGCAGATTCTTTATCTTCTGCATATCCTTCAGTAATCAGATGCTCAACAATTTTCTCATAGTGCCCATGAGCTTCTTGAGTTTCTCTAGGTGTTGGTTTCATGGTTCAAAGCGTTTATTTATATTTAGATAAAAAAAGAGGGTCCCGAAGGACCCTCTGGAGAACGTGAATGCCCGAAGGCTGATATCACATGAGGTTGAGAACGCGAGTTCTTCTGTAGTAGCGGTTGGAGTTAACCTTGATTGCACCAGGGTTGGTGTCAACGTTACCTTGAGCGAATGGGTTAGCAGCAAGACCATAACGGGTCTTAAAGCCAATCTTAGGCTGGAAGGTGTTTTCGCCAACGGCACGAACCATCTGAAGAGGAACGTATGGGCAATAGAACAGACCAGCGTCATAAGGTGAAGTACCCTTATAACCAGTAACGAAGTACTGATTTACGCCATCGGTGTTAACTGCGTTTGCAGAATAAGGATCGATGTATACGCGATACTTACCAGCAAGTACACCAGCGAAGGTGTTACCGGTGTCATCAACGTTCAGGTTAGCGTTGAGTGCAGGAGTGTAATCAAGTACGCCTGCCATGGTGAGTGCGGAAGCAACGTCTGCGGAACACAGAATCATGTTGCCCTTTCCTCT